TTTTTCTCAAACTCTTCTCTACACTTATCCATCTCAAACATCCTTTGATTGGCAATGTGGGCTTATGTGGTTTTCTATGCGGTGGCCTGCTGCTATTTCTTCGGGCGTTGCGTGGCGGAACTCTTGCCAAAACACTTGATCGCCACACCAACAGACAAATTCATCACCGAGATATACTTTGTACTGTCCATGCGAATGTTCTCTGATTTCATGAATCGCATTGACATCCCATTGCCAAGGGTCGTCTACAAGCCAAATTACCTTGTCACCAACTTTGAACTCTTTAAACTCACTCATGGCTGGCTCCTTTAAATGCCCCAATCATCGCCTTGTACATCTCTCTGCGCTTTCTATTTGTTTCAGGATGCACATCACTTCCTTTAACTGGGTTCATGTAGCAGTGAGCAGCATTAAGCATTTTTTGTGTAGGCTCTTTAGGCACTAGAACATAGTCACCGCTTTCAAGCATTTTGATTTGCTCATCAACAAGCATGGTCTTTATCCTCCAAAATGCCTTTGAGGACCCTGTAGAAGCCTAATAGCTCATCATCAGAATATTCACGTAGATCACCACACGCATAGATGGCTTCACTAAGCTTTAAGAGCTTTAGTTCATTTGCATCAATCTCAGCCTGTCGACTTTGTTTTCCCGCTTCAAATGCATCTACACCTGTGTAATTCAAATTCTTTTTTGCCCAATTCAAAAATTCTTGATTCATTCCCCGCCTCCGTATATTGATTCGTGGTCGCGAATAAACTGTTCTGGTTTCATTGGCTGCGCTCCCACTTATTAGAACGGTAAAAAATTAGGTATAAAGCCAACAAGAATTGGGTTAGATGTGAGAACGCTTGATACTTATCCCCATCAAATACAGCCAGAACCGATACACATAAAAAGAAAAAAGTGATATCCATGAAGGCTAGTGAAAAGCGAAATTTAGCTAGACTTCCTGAAAACTGGTGCAGCTTTGCAGCTATTGCAGCTACAACCAGTCCCATAAAAGTAGCAATACAGATAACAGTCATAATGATTAGGAATGTTTTCATTCTTCTAGCTCCTGAATGGCTTTAAATCTACACATGTCTAAATGCTCTTGAACTCGGACTGCCCCCCTTTTCCCGTGTCGATTTTTGGCAATAATTAATTCTGTAACCCCGAGAGGTTGAAGTGTTTTGTCATCAGTTAATGGATTAACAAGGATGATCTGGTCTGCATCTTGCTCGATCTGCCCTGATTCCTTAATGTCAGAAGCTTTCGGTTTCTTACCTTTTTCTGATTCACGATTTAATTGAACGAGCGCTACAACCGGGCATTCAAACTCCTTAGCCATAGATTTAAGTTCACGACTAATAGAGCCAACTTCCTGAAAACGATCTTTCTTGCTTGGATCTCTTACGAGCTGTAGATAGTCAACAATAATGCACCCAAGCTTTATGCCTGCTTTGGCAAAACGGCGCTTTGCTCTTCTCGCGTAGGCTCTAACCTCACTTATGCTTGGTTTCTGCTTTGGTTCGATCCAAATTGGTAGACCGCTGTAAACCTCTCGATACCTTGCATATTCCTTTAGTAATCCGTCATAAAGTGTTGCATTGTGCAAGTTGTCATATGGAATAGAACTAAGTGAACTAAACATTCTGTTTGAGAGTGTCTCTTTGTCCATTTCTGCTGATATAAAAAGAACCCCCTCCTTTTTAACCATAGCAGTATCAATTGCCATCATTTGTGCCAGAGTTGATTTACCAGAACCAGGACGACCTCCAACAACACAAAAATGACCGTTTTGTACTGTGCCAAGCATCTTATCGAGCGTTACAAGATTGAATCTAACTCCAGATAATTGATTCTTAGTTTTCTTCTCTGATTTCTCTATCATTTGCGCCAATGCGCTAGTCAATGCTTCACCAAAGCTTGCGCCCATATCGCCATCTTCTGTTTTATCGATTTGACTCAAAAGATTTTCAGCTTCAATGAATGCGTCTGGCACTGTAGTGTCTTTAGCCATTGCGGCAATGCGAAAACCAATTTGCTCAATTTTTCGGTGCGTCTTGAGTTTTTTTAATTGAGTTACATAACTTTCAGCATTGTAAAAACTACTTGGCGCATCCTGCATAAGCTGAATCAAATAATCCTCACCACCCATCAAATGCAAAACATTTTTGCCCTTTAAGTAGTTACTAACCATAACCACATCGTAAGGATGGTTGCTTTCAGAAAGCTCTACGATTGCCTTGTATATTTGTTGATGACGATCTGAGTAAAAACATTCTGCATCCAACTCCTGACCAATAGACTCAAGTGACAAGGATGTAGTCATTAAAGCCGCAAGAATACATTGCTCCATGTTCACATCATGAATATTTGAATTAAATGACATTACCAATCCCCCTCAATTACCTTGTATTGAGCAGGAATGGTCTGCACATCCTCAATTTGAGGCTGGATAGCAACCTGTGCTGGATTAGACATGGCAAGAAAGTGATCAAGCTTGGTTGCATCGCGGCAAATTAGCGTTAGATCAGTATGATTGCCCTCAATATGGAATTGAGATTTAGAGCACCCAACAATAGCTGTCTTGATATCTTCAACCGTGTAACCCTCTTTGAGCCTTGCTTGAATTTTGGATTTGCGCGGGTTATCAAGAACGGTTCGATTGTTCTTGTTAAACGTAACTTTCCAAAACTCAAAAACCTCTTGAATCTCATTTTTGAAATTCTCTTTAGGTTTTTCAGCAGGCACAGGTTCGCCGTTAGGCGGACATATATTATTTTCTTGGTTAGATGGTTCGTTGGTTAGATGGTTAGATGGTTTAGGCTTTATTTGGGTTTCTTTGGGTTTTTCTGGGTTTAATTCGCTTTCATTTGGGTTGTCTTGGCTTTCATTTTTAAAGCCAGAATTATCAAAATCATTCCCATTATTACCAGAATCATTTTTTGGGTTTTTCTTTGGGCGACCACCTTTTTTGCCATTCTCTGCTTGTTTAGCAAGGAAGGCTCTATACTTTTCAAGCTCTTCTTTAATGTGGTTTTGAATATAAACCCCGTCCTCATTTAATTTGAAAAACTTCTTAAGTACAAATTTAACAGCGTCAATTTCTTCCTCAGTTTCCGCCCATACCCATTCAATAGCCTCTTCAAGCGTTGGGAACGATTCACGGTCGTAACAGGCATCCATGAGCAAGTTATAAACCCCATGCTGCAAAATGTTTAATCTTCCAGCCTTGCGGTAATAATCACCAATATTTCGCTCGTAGTAGTGCATTACAACTTATCCTTTGCTCTTAGACGGTTGATTACAGCGCTCTCAAATCGATTCAAAAGTGCATATAGGTGAGCATGTTTTTGCAGGTCCGCTATAACCTCCCCAATTGGATGGGAAGTTTTGTTGAAATCTTTTTGAACGCCCAAAGCCTTTTCAAGTTCTTTGCGAGATTCCTTGTACTCAGCTATTGAGTCTGCATATGCGTCATGATCAATTTGCCATTGAGTAAGGACTTGATCCTCATCATCATATGGGCTTGCACAGTCTGAATTTTGTGCTAAGATTTGTTCATTCATTTTGGTTTGCTCCAAATACGATATTCAAACCGCTATCTGTTACAGCAGATGGCGGTTTTTATTTCTTTGGTGTTGGAATAAAATCGACTAAGAGTAATTCAGGGTGTTTAAGTCTTTCCTTAGCGGGAATGCCTCTAATTTTCCAGTTTTGAACACGCTGAACGTTGTAGCCCAAGGTTTGAGCCAGTGCAGTAGCACCTCCGTGCTTGTCGATAAGCTCAGCATCTTTTTGGACACTACTCATTAGCACCTCGAAATAAATCATTTTGATTGATTCAGTATACACAAACAAAAAAATCATTCAATCATTTTGATTTACACAAAATGTGTTATTATTTGCAGCAATTAATTCTAAGCCTTGCCGAGAGAGTCATGGAAAAGAAGCAAATTCACCCAACAATGGAACGCGTCTACCAAGTCACAAAAATCACTGGGGCCGATTTGGCTTACGCCTTAGATGAGACTCCTCAAATTGTTTACAATTGGGAGCGCCGAGGTATTTCAAAAACTGGTGCTTTCAAAGTATCCAATAAATTTAATATTGATCTCGGCTGGATTCTTACTGGAAAGGGTTCACCATCCATTGATAGTGTTAGAAATGAAAAAATCACCACAGATACTAAACGAGGTGGTTGGGTTCCTGTGAAGTCATACTCGAAGATGGGAATGGATGGTTATTACACTGAAATGGGATATTTAGGTAATGGCGGAGACGGCTATGTACCCTCTCTTACGGCAGGGCCAAATGCTTACGCTGTAAGAGGTACAGGTGATTCAATGTATCCTGCTATTCGTAATGGTTGGTATGTGGTTTGTGATCCAGATGCAGAGCCAACACCTACAGAATTTGTAGAGGTTCAACTGAAAGATGGTAGACGAACCATTAAAGAATTTATTGGAATCGTTAATAATGTACTTCATCTTTTAGCTGTAAATGGCGAGGCAAGGATGACTATTGATATGGAGGATGTGTCTGCAATTGTTGCGGTATCTGATATCATCCCGCCAAGTAAGCATGTGCATGAGTATCCAGTTCAACCCATGCAGAATATATATTTAGATTAAGAAAAATAAAATAAAAAAGCCCGCTATTCAAAAAAGCGGGCTTTTTTATTAACTAAAAATAATTAATCAAAATGATTTAAAATTATCTTGACTAGTTTAAACAAAATGATTTATCTTAAATTACACAAAATGATTGATTCATTTTATAAACACGAAACCCAGAGTCAATGCTCTGGTATTTTAAGATAAATTTTTGTCCTGAAAATTTTGGTCGAGGATCGGGACAAGTAACTTTTTGGTGGTCACATTATGAACCAAATCACAGATATTAGTCAACAAGTCGGCGCTAATTCGCATCTCCGTTCTACTAATAAAAACAAGCCTGCTGAAAAACTACTTTCTCAGCTTGGTGCATGGATGGCAGATGAAAGCTTATGCCATTACCTTTCAATTCAAATTACTGGTAAAGAAATTTACCCATTTGGAATTATTAACCGTCCGTTCTTTCATCTTGATCAAGCAGAAAGAAAGCTAGAAAGCTTAAAAAGCTCAAATCCAGAAGTGGATTACTACATTACTGCAGGCGCTTTTGCCACCTCTGCTTTAAATTTTGAAGACGAAGAGGCGCCAGTGTGGGAGCGAGTTTGGCTCAATTTTCATGAGTACCGACTAATAAATCTTCAAGTTCAGAAAATGTCTCATGAAGAGTTGGTAAAACTTGTACCAAATTATGATGAAACATTGCTTTGGCAAGAAACTCAAAACACTGAAAGTGCTTGTCACTATTACATGGCTACAGCATTAGATGAGTCTGACCAAGGCATCTCTATGTCATCAGAGTGGTTTATTGATTTGTTAGATGCCATTAGTGCAAAACAGTATTTTTCCAAAACATGTCCTGGTCGCAAAGTTGAGATTCGCTCAGGCGTTGTGTCCACTGAAGATTTAATGGCTTTAGATGGCCGTACTAGTGATTGCTATCAAGCTCTAATCGATGCTCACAAAGAGCGCTTAGCTTCACTTAAAAATAAAGGGGAATAATCATGCGTACTAGTTCACAACTTTTTCCAGAAAACAAAAGCGTGACTGTGGATGATCTTGTTACAGCACGTAGCGAAGCGAAAAATGATATGGGCGATATAAACGCCCTACTCTCTGCAATTGAGCTAAGTCTTGTTGAAAAACTTAAGGACCATAACTTAAGTAAGTTTGCTTTTGATAAAACTTTTCGCTTGATTGATATTGCCAAAACACACGCAGATCTATCTCAGGATTATCACAACGGTGAGCTTGCTCAATTAACTGGTGGTCAATACCAACTTGATGAGCTGAAAAATAATATTACACACCTTGAGGTTGTCCCAGAGAAGCAAGAAATCAACACAAATCATTTAGCTCCAGCGAATGCAGCCATCTCTAAAACACTTACAGAAGGTTTTAAAAATGACGGACGGCGTTAATTACGCCGACCTCTCTAGGGAGGTTCTTTTTAAGGCGTTTTTATTGTGGCTTACAAAGATTGGGTATCGCGGAATTGTTAGACCATGTGGGCGTATGGAGTTTTATTGCGCCACAGTCAGCAAACTTTTTCCTAGAAACGTACACATCATGTATGACGGAAAAATGAATAAAGCAGCCACCCAACTTTATAAAGAATTTGAAAATCATTTAAAGGCGTGATCATGAGTAATGTAATTCGCTTTAGACGAAACGGGCTTGCACACAAGATCAGCCCGCAAGATGTGAAACAAAGATTAATCAATCCAAGTAAGGATGTTGAACTAAAGAAAGCAGATCAAATACTTGGAATTGATTTTGAAAGCTTGCCATATGATGAGCTTTTAAAGTTGGCTAGAGCTGGAGCTATAGACCTTATAGAAACAGATGCTCGCTATAAGAAAACCAATAATGCAACTAAACAGATTCTTCACTTGCTAGGTAGATTCTTGGATCGCCGATCTAAAGAGGAATGGAAGAAGTATAACGACTCCATGACACTAGATTCAGAAGCAGCAGCAAAGGCGCGTGCATTTGAAGAAGCTAAAGACGTATTGCCAGAAATTGCTGGAACCACATTCGCAACCGTATTTGCAAACAACAAAGAGGTGCAACCATGAATTTTAAGAGGCAAGTAACCCTAACTTATAGGCATCTTCAAGCAACAAGCCTTTTTGCTGCACAGCGTGAAGTAAGGTTCTACTTAATGGGCGTGTTGGTTAAAGATGGAATGATGGCTGCCACAAATGGTCACTGTGCCCTGATCTGTGATGCTCCAGAGGTTCAAGATATAGAGGTGATTATCCCAATTGAAATAGTTAAATCTTTTATTAAAAAGGTCGGCAATAACCCAAAAGTAAAGACTATCACTTTAAGCCAAATTGATGATGAATTTTGGTTATTGGATTACGAAAATGGGATGTTTGAATTCTTTCGTCCAATTGAGGGTAAGTTTCCAGATATAAGCCGTGTTGATATTCCTAAACCGACCGAACCCCCTAAAGAGTTTGTACAGTGGAATTTAGAATATGTGAGCAACTTCGCGAAATGCTCCAAAATTCTTAATTGCCGATTCCCTCTCTTTTATCCATCTGGTGCCACTACTTTAACTTATGTGGAATTTGTGGACGGCGTACACGGCCTATTGATGCCATTGCGAGTATAAGGAGAATTCAGGTGATTGATATTGAAAAGCTAAAATCTCGCTGTGGTTATAAGGGTAAATCTCAGCAATGGCAATATGGTTTTGATTTGGCTATTCGTGAACTAAGCGAAATCCAATCAAAGCTAGATTATGAAAAAGAAAGAGAACAATTTGAGTCTAAATTCCCTAAGGCTCATTTTATTGAATGGAATGAAAGAGCGAATCGATATTGCTGCCCTTATGTAGCAAGTACGGCAGCAGATACATATTCAATGATGCACAAAGTTTGGATAGAAAGAGCAAAAATGCAGGTTTTACCTGTTGGCTTTAAGGCTGTTCCGGAAGAACTTGATGATGCAACTGCTGCAAAAATGGCAGAAGCGGAATTTAGACATAATGAGTTCTTTTTCATGCTGGAATTCCGAAATTCAAGTGAAGCTGAAAAACAAGAATTCAAATCAAGATGGCTACGTCAAAAGGCAAAGGATATCCAAAAGGCTTATAAGCACTTTGTTGGATATGCAAGTGGATTAGGAGTAACAGCATGACAGATTTGAATAAGGAAAGAGAGGCTTTTGAAAGATTCCATGCCAAAGAATGCAATTGCAGTTATGAAGATTTAAAGCGCCAACTTGATCGTCAAGAGGCACTAACAGGACACAGATATTTACCAACTAGTCCTCGTCATGAAGCTTGGTTGATTTGGGATGCCGCATGGAATGACGCCAGTGCTCAGGCGGTGCCAGAGGGTTATGTTGTAGTGCCAAAGGTGCCAACTGAAAAGTTTAAAGAGGATTTAAAACAACATCTTGATGAGTTGTGGTGGGGCGATCACGGCTGTGATTGGGATGGCTTTGTTTCAGTAAATGGAATTGATCCATTAAAAATCTACGCATTGGCAATTGAAGCAAGCGAATCGGGAGCTGAGGGATGAGTGAATTATATAGTAGCCAAGCTGTCATAGATGTTCTTAATGAAAGAGAGCGTCAGATCCAGATCAAAGGCTGGACAAGTGAACATGATGATAAGTACGAGCAAAATGAATTGGTGCGCGCTGGTGCTGGATATGCGAATCACGTAGTTGAAAGAGGGTGGGTTTACAGCGACTATGGAGCAGAAGCCTATCAGGATGAAGAAGTGCCAGACTTTTGGCCTTGGGGTGATTGCTATTGGAAGCCAAAAAGCCCAAGACAAGATCTGGTTCGTGCAGCCGCTTTATTAATTGCGGAGATTGAGCGTCTTGATCGAGAAGTTAAAGCGGAAAGTATGGAGGATTTATGACAGAGGTTAAATTTGTTTCTATGCCTGCATCCGAATTGGCTCAGGTCATCGAAAAGGCGTGTGAGAATGCAGTAACTAAAGTTTTAGCAGCCCAAGGCGATGAGCTGCTTAACATTACGCAATTATGTGAACGTATACCAGGCTTATCCTACCATTCATTTAAGAAGTTAGCCAAAGAGCATAGATTCAAAGATATTAAAGGCCGTTATTCGCTTACGGCTGTGAAAGCCGCGCTGCAATCTCACTAGATGTGGGATTGTAGTAAATCATCGCACGCCGCGGATTACTCCACCCAAACATTTTACACAGATCAAGCAGCGGGATTTTTAAAGCAATTTTAGTTGCTGCAGTATGGCGGCTATCATGGAAAGTAAAACCTTCTAAACCCGCTTCTAACTTAGCATCACGAAATTCATCGGTTGCATCATCGCTAGTTATGCTAAATACATACCCTTGCTTTTTTGGGCCGATGGATTTAAAGATCTCAACCGCTTGGGAGCTTAAAGGCACTTCCCTTGCACGACCATTTTTTGTAAGGTCTAAAATTAAATAGCTTTTACTCAATCTAATTTTTTCCCATTTCAGATTGCAAATTTCTGAAAGTCTCATTCCAGTTTGTAAAGCGATTAAAAAGATATAGCGCATCTCAGTAGATAAGAAAGGTAATAAAATTTCTATTTCTTCATCACTAATTACACGTTCTCGATGCGGTGATTCTGAAGGGAACTTAATTTCACGTAGAGGGTTCACTGATAGCCATCGCTTGACCTCAATGCACCAAGTGAAAAAAGCTGACAGCAAAATAAACTCACGCCTAATCGTGGCACCTTTAACATTTAAAAGCCTTTGCTCACGCCATTCTGTTAAGAAGTCTTTATTAACTTGAATGAGCGGCTGATCTACATACATGGCTTTTAATAAAAAGTTTATTTTTCTTCGTTCTTTTTCATAGCCACGTTTATTAATAGAGACAGTATCACGGTACTCAATTAAGGCATCTTTAAATATAATATGGTCGAAAATCTCTAACTTTTCATTCTTTAATCTTACTTCTGTTTCTTGCGCCCACTTCTTTGCATCACGCAAAGTATCAAATGTTTTTGATTTAGCCGGATGCGGCTTAATTCTAACGGTAGCTGTCACTCTACCATTGCGTTTTTGAAAGGTCGCCATTGTTTAAAATCTTGCTGCACTTTTGTTGCACTTGATTTTAAATTCTATGCAAATTGAATTGCAAGCAAATTAAATATAATTTATAAGTCATTGTTTTTTATAATTATTAAACAAATGAAATTTGATTAAATTTAATAAAAAGCGCTCAATTTAGAGCG